TAATGCAAAACTTTTTCCGCCCCCTCCCCTCTGACTTCAGCTGAGGTCAATCTCGAATGACACTCATGGCAGAGTGACATCAATGGGGAGGTATAAAATAGATTTATATCGCCACCATGCCGAATGACATGATGGACATCGGTCGCTGGTATATGCCGCCCATCTTTCAGGCACATCTCACACCAGGGATGCTGTGCAAACTGACGCTCACGTATCTTCTGCCAACGCCGATCATATAATCTCTGCCGGTTTGGTTCCCGCACGAACGCACCATTACGCGCATGAGCGTGACGTTTGCAGTACCCGCTTTCCACAAGTTCGGGACAGCCTGGGTATCCACAAGGCTTGAGTGCTTTCTTAGGCATCAAACGCCTCCGGATACTGACCGGCAATCCAGTCCAGTACCTTATCCAGGTCAGCCTCAACCCGGTCCAGCCGTTCTTCCACCGTAGGATCACCTTCAAGTGGTTCCTCCACCGGCTCCTCAATTACCGGGGGTTCCATTTTTTCCATAAGGGTCTCGCCGACATATCCGCCGCCAATTCGGTACCAGCTACCAATCACCCCATATACGGGTTCCACCAACCCACGATCAAGGTAGCCAATAACAACACCGTCAGGCGAGACCCTTATGCGCGCCTTCACATTCGCTGTGCACCGTGCATAAAACAACACACCTTCCGGCAGTTCAACAGGCTCTTCAATCGGCTCAGGCTCAACCACTGCGCCAGCCCCCCACTCGAACCCAGAGATCGCCTCCCGAAGATCCGGATAGCGATCGATCGCATCCGCGTACCGCCAGAAGTTGCATCCCGCCAGGCCAAGCGCCTTGACCTGTTCCATGAATGCCACAACCTCACTCGCACTAGCCCGCCACCCCTGTTCACTGAATGCCGCCCCTGTCGGGAATATCAGCACCTGGGGGTACTTGGACTGTTTGAATTCCTCATAGCAGCGCACCATCTGGGCCGCGGGATTATGCGACAAAATCCAGTAAACCTGAGGTAAATTGATGTCAACTTGACTGAGAAATTCTTTCCAGGGGAACTCAGGATGCAGATCCGGGTAGCGGAATGAACTCAATCCAATCGGCATCAAATCACCCAAGCCAGCCCGGACCTTCTGCATATACTTCACAGCGGCAGCGTTCTTCCCCTTGTAAGCTCCCTCTGCATTGACCACAAAACCATCAACACCAAGCTCTTTTGATCTGCTGACTGCTATGGCAGCCTCGCCGTCCGGATCGTTGCCGTATACAAACTGCCAACCCCAGGGCGATATGCCGACTGCCCGCAGCTCCTTGATCAGGGGGGGCACCAGGTCAACGCCTTTATCGGTTACGTTATAGGGGTACTTATAATCAGCGATCTTGATCAGCACGTGCGTCAAGCCGGCAGCGAAACACTTAGCCGCAATCGCAACAGGATTATCGGTCTCTTTGATGATCCAGAGATACATTCCTTTTCCGGATAGATTAACCATTTTTCGTCTCCATCAACTTATCAAATCTTGCTTTCAGCTTCTGGATTTCCTGATCCTGCTCAATGATCTTTTTATTAAGTCTGGTGATTTCTTTATCCTGCTCGGCGACCTTATTATTGAGGACTATGTTGTCGGCGGTCAATCTGGCATTATCCTGCTGATATGTGACGAGGTCCTTTTTGAGATTTTCGATGGTTGCCTCCCTGGATCCTATTTCCCGTTCAAACCGCTCTTTGAGGTCATTGATTTCTTTATCTGAGCGGCTCAAATGAGCCCTCATATCATCAATCAGCTTTCCCTGTGCAGCAAGTATCTTCTCTGCTGATTCGGTAACCATCGCCTGAAACTTGGCCGGCGTTAGAGTAATTACTTCCTGTCTTTCTGCGTCAGCCTTTTCCGTTTCAGCTTTTATTCTTTCAGTTTCAGCTTCCCTTTGTCGTCCAGAAAGGAAGAAAATTAAGACAGCCGACATACCGCCGATCACACCTCCAATCGGCAGGATGTATGTCACTAAAACTTCCTGGAAGGTCATGGTTTCAGATATCTACTGGATCATCCCTCACCAAGGCTCGAATTCCCGAGTATCTTTCCAATGATCTTTGCCAGCAGGTCCTTCGCCGTGTCATAAAGTAGTGATGCGAACAGGCCCATCAACAGGCCATAAACTACATAAGAAAAGATCGCCAGGAAGTTATAACCCAGGGAACCAACCGCAGCCTGGTATCCGCCGCCAAAGATCAGACCGATGGCCAGAGAAACGACGAACTGGGCCTTGCCAATGACGCCAAATTTGTCTCCGATGGCATACACCAGGCCGATCACCAGCAAGATGATCGGGATCCCAAACACAGACGCAGTCAAAAAAGAATCGGTAACAGCAGCCCAATCAAACATTTCAAACATCGTAAACCTCCATATCCAAGAAAATAAGTTAAACAAAAAACGCCCGGACACGGGCTCCATTGCTGGAAACCATGTCCGGGCGGCAAACCCCGGGTTGCACTATCTACGATGCCCTAACTGTCTATGCAAACATTATTGGCTATCTTAAAAGGGCAAAACGATTGTTCAGTCTTAATTGTAGCATAAAATCTTTATAAAAGGAATCCTTTATTTAGAGATTCTTTTTTATTTGGGTAAGTCTCTCCCGCAATACCTGCAAACTAAGGCATCTGCTTTAATCAATTCTGCACAAAATGAACACTTTTTCATATCAGTATAGCGATAACTTCCACGGCGCTCCAATTCTTCTGTATCTGGCTCTTCAGTCAAAATTAATGGCAACGCCAAAATAAATAATAGAGCTCCAAATATCCACCATCCGATGAAACTCATCCCCTTTTTGTGAGCAATAAAAGCTGGGATCAATCCGAGTAATATTGCGCCAATAATTGCTAGTATCCAAACAATTTGATTATCATACATCAGATACTTCCCTCCTGTTCTTATGCACGCTTTCTGCTAATCCTTCTGTTGATCAGCTTTTCAAGCCGGCGCGCATTCAATGAATAGTGGAATTCCTGACCACACCTGGCGCAGTTTCCGTCAATCTGGCTGATGACTAAAGCCCCAATCTGGATCAGTTCTTCATCCGCAATTATAACAAGATTCCCGACGATCTCGCCACATTGCGAACAAGTCAGTTCGGTCTCAGATTGATCAGCTCTATTTTCCGCTAAGGTCATGATCACCACCAATCAAGTTAAAGATCAGGGTCGAGTGGGCGGTGGAGGGAGAACCGCCCACTCATAATATGGGAGCAGGATGATACCAACGACCTGTTCGATCCAGGCTGTCAAACAGGTCTCTATTAATAATTATCCACCGCAAATATGAGTCGGTGCGGTCCTGGTGGATTTTATGGCCGTCGTGGCCTTGTTGCGGGAGCAGGGGTCGAACCTGCTGTCTCCGGGATATGAGCCCGGCGAGTAAACCGTTTCTCCCTCCCGCCAAGATGGATCGAGGCCTCTCCCCTCAGGTGGCCGTCTCACCAACGGCCACCCTTCTCAGAGGAGAAAAAAGTGTTGCTGCCTTACTTTCAGAATAAGGCCGCCGCCTGTTAATCACGGCTTTTCCAGGCGGGTACTGCGGATCAATTTACCCTGACCGTCTACCGATAAACAGCCTCTTAGAGGTATTGCCAATAAGGTCACCGTGCGGGCCAACTTGAGCTTCAATATCATTCCGATTCAACAGGGCATTCAATTTCCAATGTATGAACCGGCCCAACTGTCCAAGGGTCATATTTGATAGCTGTTTCAACAGCCTTCGTGGCTACTTTCAGAGGGTCAGTCTCACCATTTTCGATCATCACACTCATTGCCCCTATCGCATAATATTGACCCGATCCTACAGCTTCAAAATAGCCCGAAAATTCCGTAATTTGAAAATCTGACCCGAAATAATAAAGTTTTCCTTGATAGCTTAATATCATGCTGCCGTTGCAGTTCTCATCATCCTTGTTCGTTTTTCGTTCAAGAAAAGCCTCCTTGATCGCATTGGCAACCCTGTACATGTAATGATCGGCTGTTTCTGCGTGCTGAAGAGTTGGCATCGTCAAACCAAATTCGACGACTTGTTTTTCACGCATAGACCCGGCATTTCCTATAACGATCCCATCGTTAGTCTTGTGAAATTTTCCTTCCTTCATCATCCAAATTCTGCCATAATTTGAGACGGCCGAATCGGACGCAAAAACAATCTTGTTGTTCAGCTTTACTGCTATCGTGGTTGTCATTCTTCAATGTTCTCCATTTCCTCATCATCATCCGCATAATTCACACACTCGTCCTGCAGCTGAGTCACCGTCCAGGGCTCAACCCGGATAAACAACTCCGGCGTCTCAAGCAGCTCTTTCCGGACCGCCTCCGCTTGATCCCGCGTGTGATAATTGCCGAGCCCATCACATACCACGGCGTAGACGACAACCCTCTCACCTTCAGCCATGACGATTCCTATAGGCCTTCTTCAAAGCCTGGTACCGCTTCCGTGCGCCGGTTGCCTCCAGCGTCCCGTGGATCAACATCCCAAATCCCTCTGACCCGTGCCGGCGCCTTTTGGCCTTGCGCAGCATGTGCGCATGGATCCGTTCAGCGTTCGGGTCGAACTCAGCTTCACGCCGCAGAATCTTCGCCTTTTTTCCGTTCATATCAGCTCACTCTCCAACCAAATAGGTTTTGCTGGGGTCAACAAGTCCACCAGAGGCATTCCTTAAGTCTTCATCCGGAATGAGGATCCGAATTGCGCGGTAAATTTCTTTCGGATCACAATCAAGCCGGTCGGATGAAAGTCCATCTAATAGACGCTTCGCAATCATTCGGACGCCTTTTCCCGAAATGTATTTATCCCTGGGATGAAGCTTTGTTCTTGTTCTCGCTGCGTTTGAATAGGTTTGAATTTCTGGTTCCCAGACTACGATGTCCCCAAAAGTTCCATCTTTAGGACAATGAATAAACCGAAGAATAATGTCGCGAGTGCCAAGGTTCAAATGGATTTCTTTCACCTGCCCCTGATCGTCCTTCAGCAAATCAATAAGAACAATTCGTGTTCCTGGGATCACACATCCAGCTGAAATGTCAGCTCTCCAATCTGAATCTGATTTTTTCTTTTCCATTCCCGCTCACTCCTTCTCATGTCCACGATGGATGAACCCATCAATCAAAAACAGCAGGATCACGATCACATAACTCGCCAGGTACATCCCTGCCAACACCCACGCTGGCGAAATCAGCCAATACCAGGGCCAGTCAATGAACCCGTTGACCTGTAGAAAGATAAAAGCCACCGATAATATTGTCGCTCCCATGAAAATCCAATAATCTCTTTTGCTCATGGTCTCACTTCGCCCATATTCCAGGCAAGGTAGTCTCGCCCATTCCTACCATACCATTTAGCCAATAATCCACAATCTTGGCATATTAAATCCATCTCAGTCAACGCTCTGTAATTGGTACTCATCCGAACGCCGCATCTCGGGCAGTGAATGTTGGTTTGAGCGCAATGTCCATCATTGATTGGCGTCATGGTTTCCTGCGCCGGCTGAGAAATCACCGCTGTTCCTTGATCAATTATTCCCATTCACAAATTCCTATTCACTATTCCCTGTCTTTATAAAAAATAATGCCTGCCGGGATCGTTTTGTCTCAGCACCCTTTCGGGCTATCGAAATAACAACAAGTGGTTTGTTGGTTGGTTAATTTTTTACGATCCCGGTTGAATATCGGCCGGCTCCGCAAGTAAGAATTTCCTTTCTATTGTCTGAGGGTAGTCCGGTTTTTTATGTGGTGCCGGCCGGTGATTCCGAGATGATCAGCCAACACTCGAAGAGTGCTCTTCGAGCAGGCTGTTCATCGAAGTGCTGATCTCAGGAGAGATCAGCTAATATTTCCGCCGGCCCATCAGCCAGCGTGTCAACGTACTTCTTTCCATCAACAAAAATGGTCTTTGTACTGATCCACCCGTTGCCTTTCCCTTCCCTCTCCCATGAAAGCGGAAACCGCCTTATCCTTGAAGCGCCCATCAAAATTTCAACGTATGCTCGTTCTCCATCTTCGAAAGTCTTAATGATCTTGATTGGATAATACGATCCATTTATTTTTGCAACGGTCCCACGTACTGGCCGGCGATTGCCGATGCCGGCTTCCTCAAAAGCATCCTGGACCATCTTCTCGCGTGGTGTCATTTTTTCAGCAGACATTCCGAACCTCGTTTATAATTACTTCATCCGCCGACAAGCCGAGGGGCCACAAGCCCAATCGGCGAACGTAGTCCCCGTTCAAGGGGAGTGCCAAGCGCCATGAGGCGCTGGCGATAGGGGTCATCATGCACCAACTCAAAAAACGACTTGATATCATCATCTTCCTTCTGGCTTTCCAAACAGGGTTGCTCATCGTTTTTCTTTATGCTTTTATTAGGTTCTGGTGACCTTTAGGTCACGATTCGTCACTTTACCAAATCAAACAAATAACTAAAACCAACGAAAAAGCAACAGACACCAAAAAGATAATTGTAGAAACCAATGACCATGAATCGAACCGATCAATGGTTTGTTTGTTTATTTTCACAACATCGATCAGGTTCTCTAATAGATTTTCCAGGGTTTCTTTTGGCGGCTTATTGAACAAAATATCTTCGAAGTTGTCAAAATCAACCTCAAGTGGCGTCTGCAATGCAACCGGCTTAATCAGGAAAGCATAGATAAAAACGAAAACCAAAAATAGGCCTCCTGTGGCGGTTAGAAGCATCGATGTGATCTTATCAAGTGGTTCTGGTTGCAGCCCGAATATGAGCCCGAGCATGGATATAATCAAACTGAGAGAGGTTAATATCCTCCCTTGATGTCTCTTGAAAGCCTCGATACTTTCGATTTGTTTATTCAGGAAATCTCTTGATTCGTTGATCGCTAGATTTAGTCCAAAAATACTATCTTCCATTTGTTCCTCCAAAAAGGTGGTGAATTGTTGAGCAACCTAAACGAAAAAGTTAAAGATAAAAAAGTAAAGCCTGGTAAAAGAGGTGAACACGGAACGGTCCATAACGAACCCAGGAAGGTCGAAAAGAAGACGGAGAAGAAACAAGATTAGCCCCGGTCATTAGTCCCATTCTACAGCAGAACAGCCTCATAAGCTCACCTCGCGGCGAGCTTTGGGGCTGTTGACCTTAAAATATAGAACAAATATTCTTTTTTGTGTTATACTATGAGTCGGTCGGGGAAACACTGATAGGCTCCCTGTTCTTGTTGGTGGCGGATAGTACTAAGCACAGTATATAACAAGAATATTCGTTTTGTCAAGCACTTCTATTGACAACCTTTACGAATTGAGTTATCCTAAGAGCATGGTACTACCAAATCTAACCACCGAACAAGGAGATAGCCCAATGGGATCAGGGACCTTTCGTTTGAAAGGCAGCTCCCTTCTTCAAAGGGCTAAGGAGTCCAAAGGTATTGAAAACAAACTCCAGCTTAGTTATGAGGCAAGAGTGTCCTACAACACCATCCAAAAATATATTGGTGGTGAAGGAATGAAAGCACTTGATCTTCGTGTTCTGAGCACGGTACTAATCCAGGGAGTCGGTTATTCGCCTGAGGAACTGATGAATGCCAGATTTGGTGACATATTTGATTATGTCGAAGACTTTGAAGAGTTTGGAGCTGCCAAAAAATAACAATAAGGCCCCACGTTAGTGAGGCCCTAAAGGTCGGCAGACTCCAGCGAGTTTCCACCAACAATTTCCCTGTACCATCCGCCAAGACGAACAGGGAGTGCACAATGGATCTAAACCATAATGCCTATTTACTTAATCCTAATCCACCAATTTCACAGGCTCTTCGCACCTTCGCCGGCGCGTCGCGCCTGTTTTGTTTTGTGCACCTTTACAACTGAATAGAGTCAGGTGATCAGGCTTTTTAATCTTTGTGGATGATGAAGATTAAAACTACGGTGCAGTGGACCCAGAGAGATTCGAACTTCTGACCCATGCCGCAGGGTGTTTTTAATCTCCAAAGTTTTCATGGATTAATCTTTCATCTCCGACCGATCTGCCAAATTACGACCGGGCTTGCCTTTGCGTGGGCTGTGATCACATCAGACCGGACGATGTCCAGGTAGTTCTGGACCATTGTCAGGGTGGAATGTCCCAGGATGCGTTTCAACGTATAGATATCCCCGCCATTCCGGAGGAACGTGATTGCGAATGTGTGGCGGAAGCGGTGGGCGAAGACATTCGGCACGGATGAATATTCTTCGAGACGGTCCATCAGCGAACGCAGCGAATAATAGTTCATTCGCAGGCCGCCGATCACATTGGCGAACAAAGCCGCCCCGCCGTCAATCCCACCAGGTCGCACCTTTCGTTTGCACAGATAGCGGTACAGCGCCTTTTCTGTGATTTCCGAAATGGGAACGACCCGCCCCTTCTTCCCCTTGCCGTTACGGATTCGCAGCAGCCCATCTTCCCAGTCATCAATATCCAGGCTGATCAGCTCAGAAGCCCTCATGCCGGTATCAAGCAGCACCATCACCAAGGCACGGTCTCTTCTGGACCGGCAGACATTCACGATCCGCTTCATCTCGGATTCGGTGAATGGCTCGATCCGCTTCTTGAGGTACTTCGGCTTCTTGACCTTATGGACGATATGCTCATCAGCATAACCATTCTCAACCGCCCATGTCCATAAAGACGACAGGACGATATGGATGTTGACGATGGATTTGTCAGCAAGGCAGGTCATCCCCCCAAGGTACAGCCTGATCGTATCGGCCTCGATGGATTCAAACCGCTGATCTCCGCCGGCATGTTTGGCAAATCGTTTCAGGACGGCATCGTAGGTCAGGATCGTTGCAGGGGAATACCTTTCGGCCTTGCGGGCATTTATGAAATCGGCGATGACCTCGTTGAGCGTTTTTGATTTTTTGAACAGCATGTCTTCCATGCTCACAGACTAGCACCGAAATCCGGATCTGTCACAAAATTTCGGTCTGGTTTTTCCCGACTCTATCAAAAGGATTTGTATTATACCAGATATTAGAAAGGATGTTCTAAGAATGAGCAAATCAACCGTTTTATTTATCCTGGCCTTTGTGCTGCTGGCGGCTCTGGCGGCGTTTGGGGTGCTGATCCTGGTTGGCGTCATCCGATGAACGCCATTCAGGCTATCCCCTTTTATTTCCTGATCATTGTCCTGACAGGGTTGGTTGTCTTTTTGAATATCAACAACCTGCGGCAATCGGAAAAACGAATCCATGACCTGATCGACCAGGTCGAGCGGCTCCTGCAGGAAAGGGATCAGCTCAAAGTCGAACTGGAAAACCTGATCGAGCGTAAACGTCAAACCGGGCCAACTGTCGCCGGCATCGAAGACGCAATGGCCGCCATCATCAACGTCCAGGTCAACCGGGATGTTGAGCAAGTCCGCCTTGACGCCGCGCTGAATTATCTCCAGCAGATCCGCCAGGGACCTTATGCCTATAAACCTGACCGAGCCGCCGGCCCAAGAGAGGAATACAAATGACAAAAGACAATGGCATTGAAAAGACCATGCTCCCCCTGGATCCCAGCGTCACGGGTGCTGCATTTCCTGTCTGTCCCCCGCGGCGTTCAGTCCCTGATCGGGATCGAAGGCAGTTCCGAATTAGTGTACATCGTCAATCCCACCGATGGACGAAAACCATTCATCGTTATCCGGGAAACGGAAGACGACCCCGGCATCACCCACCTATTCAAGAAAAGTGAGGCAAATTAATGACAATCTTTAGAGACGTACGTAAATCCATCTGGACCCGGAAAAACGAACACCATCAGCAGGGCACCGTTGACCTGGTCATTGAGAACGAGACCTTCCTGGCTATCCGGCATTCGCAATCGCCCAACGAGATACTGCTGACCAAAACCCAGCTTTATGAAATGATCTCGGAAGCTGCCGAGGAATTCGGAGATGAAATCGTCTTCAAGACCCCAGCCCGGTCCGCCTGCCCAAATTGTGGCAGCTTTCAGTTTGGTTATTGGCAGGATAACAAAGGCTTTCAGAAGTATTGTCGGGGATGTATCCTCAGCGGCCCTGTTGCTGAAACCAGGGCTGCAGCCGCTGCCGCCTGGGATCGAATATTTCCTCCTGTTTTTCAGGACCAACAACCTGGGACGGCCATCACCATCGAAGAAGAACTCGCCCGGAGGTAACTCATGCCAAAAATCAAGATCGGTCACTATATCGAAAACAGGGATCCAAACGACGACCTGCAAACCCGCATCGAAAAAGCCTTTGACGAGTATATGCTGACGGAAACCGTCCCGCCAAACATCGCTTCTGTGGACCCGTACCTGCTCAAGGAAGAAACCGTTATGACCATCCGCGGCCACGAGATCACTGTCACTACGGGCATGCAGGGCCGCTGGATCACCTGGATAGGTAATTCTTAGTTTGTCGTTGCGAGGTAGCCCCGCCAGGGGCGATGAAGCAATCTACGGAGGCGATTATGAAAAGAATTTGGGGTAGTCCATCTAATATTCGCGAAGGTGTAACCCGGCTTGATTTTGAGGGAAATCCTTTCTTTGACCAGCTTGTATTCTACAATGTCGATCACTGGACAATGGCAAAGGTCTTTGCTTACCGAAAACTCCCCGATCCTCACAACCCGGAGGTTCCCCATGTCAACCAATGCTTTTAAAACTGACGCTCCCTGTTTTATTTGTGGGGGCACCGGCAGGGTTAGTGTTGTGCTTTCCGGAAACCATCTGGATATGACTTGTCCGACATGCAAGGGATCAAAGCGACTTACTCATCAGATGGTCACCGAGTATTCGGATAACGGCGTCATATTTTCTTATACGATTACTCCTGCCAAACCGGAGGCTCCCCATGACTCATGATTTTGACCCCCGCACCTATTATCTCGCCCTCTGTAAAGAGGTCACCGACGAGCTCTGTCTCTCCATGCTCCAGTACATGATCGACAACGGCTGCATCGGCGAAGATCACCGGGTATCCCGCTCACATCTGGCCTCTGCCCTGCTCGGTAAAGTCACGACTGGCAACGACCGCAAGATCCGCAAAGCGAAAGAGACCCTCAATCAGATGGGTTTCCCGATGCTCTCATCCTCCGGCGCCAAAGGCTACTACCTGGCCGAATATCAGGATGAGATCGACGAGTATACCGTTGAGAACAACCATCGAATCGCAAGCCTCCACGAGCAAAATAGGGCGGTACGTAAGGTCAAACTGCCCTATCGTCCGCCAAAACATCTTGAGCAAAAAAATCTATGGGAAGGTCGCAATCTATGAGCATCCGCACAATGGATCGTGTCTGGAAATCGAGCCGGCAATCCGGAGGAAAACTCCTGCTGCTCCTGGCCATTGCTGACTTTGCGAATGATAACGGTATGGCATATCCCGGCATAGAAACCCTGGCGGAGAAGACCCGCCAATCCCGCCGGACGGTCCAGCGTCAGCTGGCGGAACTCGAGATCTCCCAGGACCTTGCCATCGAACCTGGCACCGGACGGTCAAACACGAACACCTATTGGGTGCTGGCTGGCCTTGATCCCAATGTCAAACGAAAGCTGATCGAGGGCGCTCAAAAAGCAAAGGGTGACAAAATGACACTCTTTATCAAAAACAAAAAGGGTGACACCAGTGACGTAAAGGGTGACATCTGCGAAACAAAAAGGGTGACATCTGCGACAAAAAGGGTGACATCTACGACATTAAAGGGTGACATAGCTATGACACCCGAACCGTCATTAACCGTTATTAAACAGAAAAAAGAGAACCGTTATCAACCAGGGATTGATCCTGATCCGGCAAAGGCTTTTCTGTGGTTGTTGAATCTTTGGATTGCTGAAGGGAAAACCGGCAAGTCCGTTTACAGTCGCCTTTCTCTCTGCCTTTCCGCTGAAGGAGAGGGGGGAGAGCTGCTTATCATTCCAAATTCGGAAGAGGATGCCATTTGGCTGGAGAGCCATGCCTTGCAAACCTTCCAGCGGCAGATGGCCGGTAATTCAATGTACCAAAAAATCCGAATTATAGCGCCAGCAATGGTGGAAGTGGAGCAATGACATGAAAGAAACCAGATTTTTTATTTTGCAAGAACTCCTGGGAAAACAACCCCTGGGTGTGGGTCGTTGAGTTCAAAGTATTGGAGAAAGAGGGATAAACCATGCTTGATGAATTATTGTCAACATTTCATAACTGGATCGCTGATCAACGGCCTGTGTTCTGTGCCGGCTGCGGCCGGCTGGTCGCAACTAAAGACAGCTATCTGGTCCAGCATGTAGCCACCGGTTGGGTCAGGCTTTGCCCTGCCTGCTGGCGTAAATACTACGCGCCATATCATGCGGATGAAGTGGAGGAAAACTAACCATGCTTATCAATTTCACACCCGATATCCAATCCGATGACGGCCGGCGATGTAGTGGACTCGGATTTTGTAACTGTGGAGGAATAATAATGGCGAAAATTTCAGATTGGGCTCCCGTTGATGGATTTCCTGGCTATCAAATCTCAAAAGACGGCAAGGTTTATTCGGAAAAAACAAAGAAAGACATGAGACCTATGTCTTCAAAATCTGGCCACCTATACGTTTATCTTTATGATGGCCACGGAAAGAGTAAGAAAGTTTACGTCCATCATGCTGTGCTGACATCTTTCGGATACTTTCCAAGGGCGAACCATGAATGCCGTCATCTAAATGGAAACCCAAAAGACAACAGGCTTTCAAATCTTTGTTGGGGTACACACAAAGAAAATTCCGAAGATCGGAGGAGACACGGAAATATGCCCATTCCGCATGAGAGCGAATTCACTAAACTTTCTCCTGATGATATCCCAAAAATCAGAAGTTTAAAAGGGTCGATGTCCTCAAGGGAAGTTGCTAGAATGTTTAATACTTCGCATACAACAATTCAAAAAATCTGGAACGGGAAGCGTTGGAAAGGATATTGAAATGGGAGATACAAAAATTAAATGGACCGAAAAGTCGTGGAATATTATAACCGGCTGCACCAAGATCAGCGAGGGTTGCCAGAACTGCTACGCTGAACGCATAGCGCATTGTCTCGCCGGCCGGTTCGGCTATCCGGAAGCACCCAATGAATTCAAGGTCAAGCTGCATCATGATCGGCTTGATCAGCCTGATCACTGGAAGAAACCCCGCAAGGTCTTCGTGTGCAGTATGGGAGATCTGTTTCATGAGGATGTTCCAAATGAGTTTATATTCGATGTCCTAATCACTATTGCAGCAAATGGCCCTTGTTATCTCAATCAGACAGAGGATGATCTTATCGGCAAATTCTGGCCCGGACATACCTTCCAAATCCTCACTAAGCGCCCTAAGCGGATGATGGGAATTATTGAAGATTTCTTATTGAATCTCGAAAACTTTGCCTCCGGCAATTTCGGGGAAATTCTGGAGTGGTATATGACGGATTATGGCTATCTTCTCCCTCATCTCCACCTGGGTATTACTGCAGAAACCCAACAGGAAGCAGATGAACGCATTCCCTGGCTGCTCAAAACGCCCGCCGCCGTCCGCTTTGTCAGCGTCGAACCTATGCTCGGACCGGTAGATATTCGTAAATTCCTATCACCAGGAGCAGACGGCCTTCCGGAAGAGATGGACCGTTATCACGATTGGCTTGACTGGGTCATTTGCGGCGGCGAAACCGGCCCTGGTGCCCGTGAAATGAAAGCGGAATGGGCGATGGACTTGCACGAACAATGCCGCGATGCCGGCGTTCCCTTCTTCTTCAAGAAACCTGGCGACGCCTTCCGGGGCAACATCCATGACCTGCCGATGGAAAACGGTGAGTTTGTCCGTCAGTATCCAAAGGAGATTATCCATGCCGAATAAATACCACGCCGTCAAAGTCCATCGGTACGGGCACACCTTCGACAGCAAAGCCGAATACCGCCGCTACTGTGAGCTACTTCTCCTGCAACGTGCCGGCGAGATCACCGACCTTCAGATTCATCCCACCTTCACCCTCCTGGATGGCTGCATATGGAACGGCAGGCGTTTCTCCGCTATCAAATTTACACCGGACTTCCAGTACCGAGAGAACGGGAAGATAATCATTGAAGACGTGAAGGGCGGCAAGGCCACCCAAACCAGAGATTTCAAACTGCGCCTGCGCCTGTGGATACTGAACCACCAGGATGATGATCAATGGGATTTTAGGGTGGTGGAAGCGTGACCGTTACCCGCCCTGTCCTCCGTTATTATGGTGGAAAATGGAAATTTGCGCCGTGGATAATTTCCTTTTTCCCGCCCCATCGGACCTACGTCGAGGTATTTGGTGGCGCTGGATCGGTCCTTTTACGCAAACCTCGCTCTCGTTATGAGGTCTACAACGATATCGACGATGAAGTGGTCAATCTTTTTCGGGTTTTGCGAGATCCAGAACAAGCAACCAAATTAATTGAACAGATCAACCTTACGCCACTATCCCGATCTGAATTCGATTTAGCCCATGAGATTGTTGATATCCCAATAGAACGTGCCAGAAGAACAATAATCAGGTCCAGTATGGGATACAATGCGATTTCGGTCAACGAGAACAACACGACCGGTTTTAGGAATAGCCTTCGAGAGAGTGGCTCCCTGGGCGCTGCATGGGTTTCATATCCAAATAACCTAAAAAATGTCATTGGTAGATTGCGAGGGGTCGGTTATCGAGAATTTATCATGGGAAAAAATCATCCCGATCTATGACCGTACAAACACCTTATTTTATATCGATCCGCCCTATCTTCCGAGCACACGCTCTGATTGGAAGGGTAAATCCATTGAAGGAGCGTACCGTTATGAAATGGATCAAGAAGAGCATGTCAGATTACTTGAAATAATCAAGACTATTCAGGGAATGACGGTAATTAGTGGATATCGATCTACGCTCTATGACGAGATTTTATCAACTTGGAATTCAGTGGAAAAAGATACGAAGGCAACTTCTAATTGCCATGATCGTACCGAGGTACTCTGGCTTTCACCTAATCTGCAAGCTGCACGCCTCCCCCTGCTTCATTTGGAGGCCGGCCAATGACCCTTATTTACGCCAACCTCGCCAACCCGGACCGTGACCGGGAGCTCAAGCCCTGCTCAAAGTGCGGTGCAGCATACAGCATCCCTGGCCGTCAGCTTGGTCCAACCTGCATCACCTTCACTGCCAAGTCGCACGCCGTCGTCTGCCTGTCCTGCTTTGCTCATTCCATGCCTGGCAAAACACAGGATGAGGCGATCACCAATCATAACGAGGGCAGGACCAAAATCAGCATCAGGAAGCGCCGTGAAGAACTGGGGTTGTCCATCCCCGAAGCCGCAAAGGCCGCAGGGGTTGGATCGTCATCCTGGAAGGAATGGGAAACCGGCATCCGTGGTTACACGCAGGAAAGTCGAAACAAGATTGCACGGGTGCTGAAAGTGAAAGCAGAAGAGTTATGAAGTTTGCGAAGAATTATTTTCATAAATAAAAAGGATGACGATGAGTAACTATAAATTCATTTCATGGGGCGGCGGTCTTCAAAGTACTGCAATGGCAGCTATGTCTGTGTTGGGCGACCTGCCTAAAGTTGATGCCGTTGTTCATTCCGATCCCGGCCTTGAGTGGTCAAAGACTTATGAGACCATTAACTGGTATCTCGATTGGTTTTCTGGCCGCGGGATGATAGCTGAAAGCATTAAACTGGAGAATAGCATCAAATCAGACTGTGCGATGAATCATATCCACATTCCAGCATGGACTGAATCGGGAGCGCCGATGCGCCGCCAATGCACAAAAAATTATAAACTCGATCCGCTAAAGCGCCGATTGCGTGAGTTAGCTGGCTACCACCAAGCCATTCCACCCCACCCAAAGCCGGAGGAATTTGAAGTCTGGATCGGCTTCACTTTAGACGAACAGGAACGTAGATCGGTGTCTCGAATAAAATACATGGTCAATCGCTGGCCTCTAATCGAACTCGGAATGACGCGTGATGATTGCACAAAATATCTGTTGGTTCACGGCTTACCAATCCCCCCGAAGTCGGCCTGTATAATTTGCCCCTATCGAAGGGCGAAGGAATGGTTACTGATTAAGAACGAAACCCCGGATGAATGGGACGAGGTCCTACGAATTGACCGCCAGATTAGGAACGCTAAACCATCAGACCAAATAGAAGCGGATAGTCTGTATCTTTGGCATAGGTCAGAACCGCTTGAGGATATAGACCTTGAAACACAGGCTGAGATCGACAGATTAAAGGCGAAAGATCGGGAGTATCAAATTATCATTTGTGATGGCGGATCGTGCTGGACATGATTTTTTGCAAACGGAAATTTTCATAAGTTATCATGGTGGCTATGGCAAGGCTGCGGCCAAGACTGCGGCCAGTGATGCGGCTTGGTATGCGGCCAAGGCTGTGGCCAGTAGTGCGGCTTGGGATGCGGCCAAGGATGTGACTTGGAATGCGCCTGAGGCCGAGGCTGCCCAAAACGAACAGCTTAAACAGATGGTGCGCGAAGCGCGCACTGGTAAGATCGAGTGGATATTTGATGTGCAGGAAAGGTCTAGAGACCATGAAAATAATTTGGGAGGCTGACAGCAGTCTTTGCAAAGGAACGTATGTTTCCAAAATCCAAAAGAAAGGTAATTATCAGATGATTGCTGGCCCCGGCTATGGCCAACTGGTTATTCGCAAAGAGCACGCAGTTGAAATTGCCGATGCCATCTATCGGGCTGAAGGCGTTACGCAGGATGTAGAACATTAATCCCCACCCCCCAAAGAAAGCGAGGAATGATGGACTGTTACGAGCCAGCCTGTAATTACGAAGATTACCCCCATCCCTGTCCCCATTGTGGGCGCATCGTTTATTTTGAGTTAATTGACGATGATATTTATTGTCCTGAGTGTGGACAAGAAATAACTGATGAAGAAAGCGAGGAAGAATGAACCCATCAAAATCGTGGTGTCGAGACTGTAAGTATTTTTTACAAATTCTCATGATGGAAGAGGGTGAGTGCCGAAGGTTCCCTCCCGTACCAATGATTACAAAAATGCACCCATCACATGATGGATATACTATGGTTCCCGGAGATAAAGAGAGACAGTATTCAACGTTTCCTACATACCAATCCTGGATTTTGGTGTGGCGAATATCAGCCAAAAGACGGTAATTAACGCTTACGATAACGTCAATTATCATAACCAGTGTGACTGCCGCTCCCCCTCCTTTTGCACAGGCACACGCCCGTCCATAATCATGACCAACCCGCTCACCGGCTTCCAGGTAGCCATCGACGCCTGCATCGCTCATGTCATCGCCTGGCTCTGGGCGCACGACATCCACACCGCCGGCTGCTGCTGCGGCCATAACCGGCGCAGGCCCTGGGTCGCACTCTGGTTCAAGCCTGATCATGACACATTGGATCAGGCCCGCAAGCTCATCGCTAAAATTGATGACAGGGATTGGGAAATCACTTGATCTTTCCTCTTTCATAGTACAATATTTTTATTAATCGACTTAATCTCAAGGAGGATAAAAATGATAGATTTTGAGAACAAACCACTATTTAAATTAAGCCCCGTCAAAGATGATTCGTTCTTGAAAGTTTTGACACCGATTTTAGTTGATGGAGAAGAAGTGCTTGATACGTTCCAAAGCATGCGGGATGGTGTTATTTTCACAAACAAGAGGATTATTTCAATCAACGTCCAGGGCCTGACCGGCAAGAAAAAAGATTTTACATCCTTGCCATACAGCAAGGTCTCAGCTTTCTCTGTCGAGACGGCCGGCGTCATTGACCTGGACAGCGAGTTGGAGCTTTGGTTTGCTGGTTTAGGCAAAGTAAGATTTGAGTTTTCAAGAAAAGCTGATGTCTCAACCATATGCAAAACAATCAGCGAGTACATCCTGCATATCTGATAAGTTAAAATAATGTCTTCGAATTGCCATATTCAGTCCGACAAACAGGGTCAGCCTCGCGACTGACCCTTATCTATCCAGATATCACTCAGATTGTCCCTTGCTCACCACTTTCCCCTCCTTCTTTTCCTCCCGCTTCTGCAGTAAAAGCTCCCCGTTGCCATCCTGGATGACAACATAATCCCCCTCGGGCAGCCCGCGGCGGTCTGCCATCACGCCGACCATCTCCCGCTCTGCGTCGGCGACTTCCTGCATAGCAGCCATGATTTCCTGTCGCTGAATCGCCAGTCCGGAGATGGTCCTGACTTCTGTTTTACTTAATTTCATTTTCTCGTCCACAATTCCTCTTTTCATAAGTTTTGGTTAAATCCAGTAACCCCAGATTTCCAGCCAGGCATCAAGTGTGCCGGTGCCGGTTGCATTAATTTGATAATAGATGTCGCCGTTTACATCACATGGGCACACAAATGTTTCTGCTCGACGACTATCGTTCGGTACGCCTTCTAACCAGACCCTGCCTGCCAAATTTGACGCCACATTATTTGGGGAGATTCCAAAGTAGGACACGATTCCACTGCTTCCGGAGTCTCTTGCTTCCAAGCGGGCAGAAACCGCTTTCACCCCCGCCGGCACGCCAAACACAGCGGATAAGTCAATCAATGTTTTCGCGGTTGTGCTCCTCGCATCCCCATCCCAGGAGGTGGAGGTCAGCGGTGTTGTCAGCGGGACAAACAAATACCCTGTCCGATATGAGCCGCCGTAATATTTTTGCAGAGCATCGGCACCTAGCCGCAAAGTCCCAACTATCGTCACGATACAGGCAGCCTCCCCTGAATCAGCCAAATATCTGGAGAGCCGAATATTATTTGATTGCAGGAAGATATTTTCCGCTCCATAGCCATCGACTTCAATGGCTATTCTGGAATACTTCATCGGATAGCCTATTTTCGTTTGCGTTGCATAAAGGATGGCCGAAGATTGCAGGTAGGAGTCCCCTCTGGTCACTGTTCCAATATTTAATATATTTGAAATGTCTTCCGCGTCCAGATGGATATTCCCTTGGGCTAGCCCCGATGGATCAGGCTCCGGTGGCACATAGTAAGCCGTAATCTCAAAAATTTCAGTATCTTCTGTTTTTTTCAAAAACTTAATTTTATTAGGGGAATAACTAATTTCTTCTATATAGATACTGATCCCATTTGCATCAAGGATCACATCACCTTGCCCCGCTACCAGTTCCCCGGTCGCAGCGTCAATTTTTACTTGGTACACATCGCTGAGCAAACCATATAATCCCGTTCTGTCAATCCAAATTCCCGTGCCGGCGTCCGCTGCGGTTGGCGGCGTGCTTCCAATGGCCAACGCGCTGTTGGCGCCGGGCATCTTAAGCTTATTCGTGATCAACGAATTCCCGGACAAGTCAAACTCGAGGACATCGTCCGCCCCGCTCCGGATCCGCAGCCCGTTGGTGGCATCCATCGTCAGGTTTGGCAGCCCGGTCCCGTATTTCCCGATGGCCATCCCATAGATTGAGCTGGCATATCCCCATCCGCCGTTCAGATCCCCGATCCGCATCAATTCGTCCTGGGCGTTATAGGTTGCGCCCTGCTGCACCAGCTGTATCCGTGGGCTTTCGTAGGCGTTTAATTCGACGCGGCCATCCCCGGATGCCCCCAGAACAGCGTAGGGCGTCCCTGCGGCCCAATCGTTAGCCCCTGACCCATCCAGGTTACGTGTGACGTTGTAGGTCGTCCCAGTGACCAAACTGCCGATTTTGAAGTATTCTACCTTGCCTGCCGCCCTGCAGAGTACAAAATCGCCGACGGTCATCGCCTGGCCGAAATCAATGCTGGTGTCAGCCTCGGACACATCCCCCGCGAACGTCCCCTCCCCTTTGGTCACCATCAGCCACCCGCCCAACAGTGTGATCGTGTTCTGGGCGAAAAGTAGGGCATCCATTTCAGAGAGATACCCCTTCCGCCACAGCTTGACCGAACTCCCCAGGTCATAGGTGTCCGTGTCCTCCGGGAAAATATGCCGCGTTTGCAGGTTGCGGGCATAGATATCATAGGCGGTGAGATCGTCCTGAAAGGTATGCTTGTTCGTCCAGATAAAGGAATATGTCAGGTCCACGGCGACGGCATCGGCAGCGACTGAAATGCCATTTCCAGCGCCAACGGCCAGCGTCCGGTTGGCCAGCAGGTCCCCGCCGCCCGTCAGGCCGTTGCCGGCGATGATTTCCACATCGCCATGATCGATATGCTTATCAGCGGCGAAATTCAAAAGCTGGTTGTGATCGACGCCGCCCGGCAGCACAATGGCCTCAAATGTTTCCGATGCGGCGTGATAACTCCAGGCGATGCTTCCGGAGTCAAGAAAAGCGCTTTCCATGCCCGACAGGTGATAAATGACGGCAGACCCGTAGGTTTCGCTTGTAGAACCGGATATCCGTCCAGCCTGGATGTACAGATAAGCTGTATTAATATAACATCCGTAGCCGTTGCCGCTGGCCGTTGCGGCAACAACGCAGTCATCCACATATCCGGACACGCCGGCATTACAGTAAACGCCAATGGCGTCCCCGCCATTGTTCGTGATGTCCACCACGCAATTATAGACTCGGGCATTGTTTCCGGCCAGGATTACGCCTGTCAGCGTTCCAGATGATGCACTGCGTACCACGCTCACCTTGTTAAGATGAGCATTCTCCGATAGCGTGATTTGTCCCGTTAGTATGGACCGGTTCCGGTCGATGCCGATCAAACTCACGCCGGCCGGAACGGTATGATTGCCTCCAATGGAAATGGTCGGCAGTGAGATCGTGTCGCCTGTTTCGGCAGCGGCAATCGCCGCGTCCAGTCCGCTCGAATCGCCGTCATAATATCGCGTTTTTCTGCGAATATAGGACGATCTGGTACCCGCTTGAACTCGCGATGATCTTCGATCCGCTCTGCATGGCCTTAAGGTCCTGCATGGCATAGGGTTTGATTTCCTGCCAGACTTCACTTGCTCGATTGACGCTTGTTGTCATCCTGCGGTTATACCTCCGATATCCATAGCGTTGACCTGGTCTCTTGTGGCGATGATGGCATATTGACCGCTCTTCACGTCATACTCGGCTTCCTCGATAAAAAATAGGTTGGGGTCCGTTACCAGCGACAGGTCCACGCTCGGAGGGATCACATTGTAAAGCCGGCACCAGATACCCACCGGGCACAGGCTGGGCTCAATCGGTGTCAACGCCGGCGTCAACAACTTGCCATCCTTGTTCAGGGCGTAGCTGTCATTGATATTGCTTGGGCGTGATGCCTCTTCGTAAACCCGCAGGTAACGGTCCTTTGTGATCTCGCACAGCAGCCGGCGGTCGTTATAGGTACCCGCTTCCAGCAGCTTATTCAGCTCATAAAGGCCAGAGGTATCACCCGCCCGGTAGGGATTGGACTGGATGCCGCTCTCGTTCTCGATAATGGCATCTGCAAAAAACTGACCGCAGTTTTCGATTATGGTTGCGATCTGGTCGGTCGTTTCCAGGGACCCCATCACGATAAACAGTAGGTCCCCCCATCGGCCGTAAATATCTTCCGACCAGACCCCAATGTTGGTGTTGTATAAATACACCTTTCCCCTGGGATAGCCAAAATCAAGGTTGGTATCCACCATAAAATAGGCGCTGGGGTTCACTGACCCGGACCGTGCGACATGGATCCAGTAAGTTGTTGCCGGCTGCAAGGTGATCGTGGTGTTCAGCACGAATTCGTACCACTCGGCGCTGGTGCTGATATTGGACCCTGCCACCTGCCCGCTGGCCAAAGTGCTTCCAGGTATCCCGCCGTTGTTCGCTTTCAGGCTAATGACCAGGTTGTCCGTGGGGTCCGAACTCCCCTGCTTCCAGGCCCTGATCCAGATCGATTTTGCGCCCCAGGCGGCCGATGATCCAATCTGGAAGGACTGCGCCAGCAGGGGACGGTCATCCTCGCCGATCTCGCGGCCCCCTTTGCCGGTCTCCTCGTAACTTTCTTTGCCGATGGGGTTAGCGTAATAAGTCCACTCCAGGGTTTCATACCACCCCTCGCAGGTCAGGGTGGCCGTCCCTTCTTCCCCGCCCGAAAACTTCAGCACAGGGACAGGGTAACGGCTATTGGCCAGCTGGATCGCCTGGTATTGAGCGGCGCCTGTGTCGAATGCATCGGACAGGGACAGCAGCAACTCCTTCTTTCCGTATGCGGCCACGCTGTACTCGTCCTCAGACCAGTCGGTCGTATAGCGGATGCCCTGGTCAGTGTAGGCGACGGCCACCCGGTTATACATGGTCGTCAGGTCCACACCGTAAGACGCAGTCGGCAGGTTGATCAGCACCTCAGAAACATACCCCCACCAGACCACATCGCCAAAATCATTCACGATCTCAACTGGTGCCCGCAAATGGTTGATCAGCTCAAACAGGTGTTCGAGTGACCCTGTCGCCTCAATCGTTGCGGACTTCGGCCCGCCAAAGTCGCTGTGCGAATAACGCTGGACCTTGAACGTGGTTTTTGGCTGCACGGTCAGTGCGGTAAAATCCCGCTTGGAAAAGGTCACTTTCATACCGTCAGCCTCCGCGGGTGGCATTTGATCGTTACACTGGCCGTCTGATTGATCGCCGCTTCACCCGTGGTGATGTCCTGGATGAAGTAAAGGATGTTCTTCACCCCCGGTTGGAGCATCACAGGTTCGCCCTCCTCAATTCTGCTCGTGATTTTGTGATAGCCTGACCCGTATTGGGTTAACAGAACGCCTCTCACAGGGTCATCGATCAATGTTTCGTTATAGGCAAGCCCGGAAATGGCGCTGAAACGCCGCCAGCCGTCCTGCGGCATCAGGATCAGGTAATCCAGGTTGATGCTGCCGGTGCCTGTCGCATGTTTTTCATACAGGGCCACGCTCAGGTTTCCCAGGTCGACCGATTGCCCCAGGGCATAAGGCGGGATGTTGACGGATCCAATAATGGCCAGTTTCTCACCGGCAGTAACAAGGGACCATTGCGTTTCAGCAATCACAACCGCCCCGTCAAGCAGCTTAACTTTTAAAAACAGGTCCGTATAGGCCACAGCATCCCGGAGGCGCACGACGGCCCTGTAACGCTTCTGGGCAAAGTCGCCGCTCGCAATTGTCCAGCTGAACAGCCAGTGCTCATCGTCGGTCACCCAGGACAGCACATCATATTCCCCGCCGGAGCAGCTTGCATCTGCATCACCGGATCCCTCACAAACCAGGCTGCCCGACGTCGGCGGCGTATTCACCCCATCACCCGCAAACAGCCCCACGGCGAGATGATCCACCAGGTTGGCATCGTTCTTCGTATTGGTAAACTCAATGATCGCCGGCGTTGGCAGCACCCCCGTCACCTGGTCACCATCGATCTCCACATACAGGTCATGGCTGGCGTCCTGGCAGTTGTCGATCGGAGCGGCATTCTGGTCCGTAACGCTCCCATTACTCAGCTGCAGCGTGACCGCGTCTTCCGTTTCCCAGTAGTTCCACCGCTCGAATACCACCTGTGCCCGCGTTTTGTCCGTCTTCCATAGTTTCCCCATCCGCTCATCCATCAATAGCGCACCGTCGCTCACCCGTGATCGCCAGGCTGTACCAGTGTCCGGAGAATACAGCACCCATATTCCCTCGGGCCCGCTGGGATGTTTCCGGGCAAATTCCAGCATCGACTCAATCTTCCGGACTTTATCCACCAGGTCAGAAGCGCTTGAGCCGGACAAATATAGATAAAACGAATCGGTTACCTTTTCATTGCTGGAACTTTGCGGGATATAGGTGTCCATCACCCGGTGTCCGGACGCCTGTAAGTTGATCGTACTCTCGACGGATCCGCTGGAACGTCGTTCAAAGGATAGTTGGATCATCTGGCCCTCCGGATTTCATCAGCGACTTGGCGGGCAAGTCGATACATATCGATTTCATTGTTCACCGCACTTGGATAAACGTTTGCTGTGGTGCTGTACGTGTTCCCGGAAGCCCCCTGTCCAGCAAATGCAAGCCCTCCCACGCCGATATTGGCTTCTATCCCGCTTACGGCGCTATTGATCTGCCGTTGGACCCGATCCAATTGGTCCAAGAATCCGCCCCCAAGCCCCAGGGCCATATTCCCGCCGATGCCGGCGAAGATCGTTGATGGGCTTTCGATTCCCAGCAGCCCTTTGATCCCGCCAACCAATTCGTTAAATTTGGCTGTAATGCTGGCCTTGAAATCCTCCCACTTGGACATGAATCCGTCCTTGATACCGGCAATGATATTGTCGCCGATGGATTTCCAATCCGTTTCTTTGAAGGTTTTGATCAATTGAGTGATCAAATCCACTACGGCCAGCAGCAACGTGGGAATAGCCTGCACCAGTCCCAGGATCAGCGCTGCAACGATATCAACGGCAGCGGTAATGATCATTGGCAGGTTATCGATCAATGTCGAAACGATAGATACGATAATATCAGGAACCATCTCAATCAAAATGGGGAGCGCCTCCACCAGCCCCGTCACCAATGCCAGTATCAAATTGAGCGCCGCCTCGATCAGCATTGGCAGGTTTTCAAGTAACGTAGTCACGATCGTCATGACGATCTCAGGGACCATAGCGATCAACTGCGGAAGTGCCTCAGCAAGGCCATCGATATAAGTAATCATGGTTTCAATGGCTGCCGTGATCAACATCGGCAGCATTGAGATGATTCCGTCCACCAGCGCCATGACGATATCGATGGCAGCGGTGATTAACATCGGGAGGTTTTGAATAAGTGCATTGACAATGGTTAATATCGCATCTATCGCTATGGGAATTAACGAGGGCAAAAGATTCACCACAGTCGTCAGCACCTGTGAGAATAAGGTTGTGATTGTCTCCAGTAGTATTGGGAGTAAATCGACGATAGCAGCCAAAATAGTGTCAACTGCTGTTGGCAAAACAGTAACGATATTTCCCAGTACAGGTACGATGTTCGTGACAACTGCTTTGAAAGCGTCCACCAGGTTGCCGGCGAGATTGCCGATGTCCGCCTCACTGTTCCCTAACCCGCCCATCAGAGATCCGAAAGCTGCCTTGAGCATACCAATGGATCCGGAAATTGATTGAGTGGATTCTTTGGCGAAGTTGCCGGCATATTGCTCGGTGTTCTCGAAGAACATTTGCATCGCAACGTCCGCTTTTTCCGCGTTGGTAGCAGACGCCCAGGTGAAATCCAGCCCCTTTGAAAGTGCGTACGCCTCGATGGTCGTGGCGTTCATGGCGACGCCCAGATTGTCCATCATGGTGAAGTTGCCTTTGGCGGCTCCTTCCACTGCCTCCAGGGCTGTCTTCGTATCAATCCCCATCACAGACGCCATATCAGCGGCGCGCTGCATCGCCTTTTCGGTCAGTTCGAGAGATTTAACCTGATCCAGCCCGGAGCCTTGAAAAAGTGCCCCCATCTTATTAGCCGTCGCAAGATAGTCGGATTGTGATACACCCAGATTTTTATAGGCTTCTTCGCCGCTCTTTTGGATTTTGGCGGCATATTCTCCAAAAACTGCTTCTGATCCCCCCAGATTTTGTTCCAGTTCTCCAAAAGATTTAACAACGGCCGTTGCCATAGCGGCAACCGTACCGGCTACCACTCCTGTCAATCCTACCAGCCCAACGCCCGCCGCTTTTGCTATACCCCCCAAGCCGCTCAAAGCGGACTTGAAACTGCCCGTTTTCTTTTCTGCCCTTTCGACTTGATCCCCCATTTTATCGACCTGGTTGCCGGTCTGCTTACTCTCATCCCCCATTTTATCCAGCGCTTCGCTGGTATCTTTCAATTCCTTTTCACTGCGGTTCAGAGCCTCAGTCTCGCGGTTAAGCTTGATTTGAAGTTCCTGCGCTGCCCTGGAGTTCTCGCCCTTTTCTTTGGCAACTCGCTTATATTCGTCTTGTAGGGCATTGACCTTCTTTTGTTGGATCCCGATCTTGTCTGTTAGGGCATCGATGCGCATAGTGAGACCGTCAGCGCTCTTTCCCCAGTCGCCAATTGAGGCCGCATTCGCGCGAAAACCGCTCTCAATGACCCGTAGATCCCGGTTCATCTGAGATATTGCTGTTTTAAAATCAGTAGTATCGAGCCCTACTTTTCCGCTGAGAGGATTATCGCTCATAGCCAGTCCACCTCATCACAAAATGCATGCTTGGATTGATTCGGCTTTCCTCCGGTCGCAGATATCCGGTTTATAAAGTCGATCAAACTTTCAACGTCGGTATTATCGATTTCATATAAGCTCCATCCAAAATTCTTGGCAAGGAGAATCTCTAAATCAATCAACCAACCGATGCCGTCTTCTTCTTTGTAGTCGTCAATCCCGGGAGTGTTTAACTCGCCGGAGGCGTAGGGTTTAGCGAAATTCCATTGGTGCGGGCTATGACATTCTGTAGGACGGCAATCATTTCACCGAGATCTGCACCCTCATCCAGTTGTTCAACCGTAAATTGGTCGCCAAACACTTCGGTAATCAGGCCGGCAATAAGATCGATATCTTCTTCTTTCAATTCTTCCAGATCGATCTGTTTGATCAGTTTTACAGCTTTTTTGAGCACTTTCCAGGGGATGAAAGACCGTGAAAAGACGGCGATCTCCTCATCATTTTTGTCATACAAATGAATAACCATAGGGGTGTTCATAGGTGTAAATACCTCGGTTTATCCTCCCCCAGGGCAACCTGGGGGAGGATGATCTATATAAATGGATGGTCTTGCTTACGCAGCGATGGTCGTGAAGCTCACAACTCCGTTCAGCGTCTGGCCATAGAGGTCTGTCACGGAATAAACCAGGTGGTACTCCTGGTTGTTCAACAGGTCGCTCGTTGGGTTCACAGTGATGATCTTCTTGGTCGCATTCAATGTAACCGCTTTGGCAACCAAACTGCCATCGAACAGATTGATCAGTGTGATGCCATAGACCGATGCGTCCGTGAGTGCATTGTTGAAGGTCAGGGTCTGGTCTGCGCTGATCGAAATATCGATTGCATCGTCAACGGGAGTGCTGGAAGAAAGCGCCAGAGCATCAGGCGTGGTCGTGGTCGGTGTTTGCACCTGGCTCCACCATCCGGTGGCCGAGAAGTTCAAGGTGTCTTCATCTCCATAAACACGCTTTTGGCTTTTCTCAGACCCGCCGTCGCCCAGATCGAACAGATGCGTTGTATTGATCGCTGTATACATAAGCTGAGTGTTCTTCGGTGCTGGCTTTTCCTTTTGGGTCTCAGCCTCTTCTTTTGGAGTACTGAACTTCCCTTTGAGAAACCAATAATACCGGTAGGAGCCGTTGGATTTCTTTGACCGGAAACCCAGGGCCACATCCGGAGGTGTCGCTTCGCCGCCGGCGTCAAAAACCCGACCCGCTGGCTGCATCAAACCGTTTCCCTAACGCAATTACGGCTTGCACCTCAATACGGGAGAGCGGTGATATCAACTGTGAGTTTAGATTCTCCCTCGCCTGGCATCACATCAAAAGGCTTGTTGTCCGCGTACTGCGTCTCAAGCGAAGTGTTGGGTTCGACGGATACATTTGCGGCCGGGGCCAGGTTTTGCCGGCGTTCCAGCGGCATATCCGTCATCATCATCTTGTGTGATCAGCGCATAATAGAGTTGATCAACACCAATCGTCGATTTATATTCACCAGATTCAGGCATGGTGTTACTCCTTTTCTTCTACATAACTAAAGTCAATTGCCAGGCCAAAATGCCTGGTGTCTTCGCTGTAAGGCAGCTCACGGCTTTCAACGAACGTAAATCCTGCCGAGAGCATGGCCCCTTCCACGTCCGGAAGCCCCGTCAAACCGCTTCTGCTGTAAATGCTTACTTGGACGGTGCTATCCCGCAGGGTTTCGGCGTTGTCGGCGTGCTGTAATGGGTCGCCCACGACTAAAAAATAAACCAGGTATACGTCCGGTCGTTCCGCGCCGGTGGCAGGGATGTAAACATTGGCCGCCATTGGCACGCCCAGGCTGGTTAGCGCTGATTTGGTNCGCTCCCAGANCGTAGTGCTCATATAACCGAGTCCTTCTTCAGTGATTCCCGCTCNGCGNTTCGGATTTTGCTTGCGTCCGATTTGAGCGTNGGGCGNATAAATGGGTGAGCNGGCATGGAGGATGTCCCATATTCGTTCGCATTGCCATAGCGTGCCGTTTCTTCGTCCGTGTAGGCTTTTTCATGGATCAGGCCGACCTCTGCAGAAATAAAGTTCCCGTCCTGCTCGGGTCCTTTGATCCGCACATGCTCTTGCAGGTTGCCGGTCAAATAAGCCGCTCGCCGTTTCATGCCAGCTTGCGCTACCCCTGTGCCTGCCAAAACAGCCCGCTTCGCCGCATCGTCAATATTCTCTCCGGAAGTTGCAAGTTTTTCGAGATACTCTTCCATTCCTCGTAAGCTGAAAACGCCTTGAGTTGCCATTAGCCGCTTCCCATCCGCTGGACCTTCATCTCCAGGTATTCGTGCCGCTCTTGAATATCGTCAATCGAAACGATCTCATATAACGCGCTGCCTTTTTCAACAGCGCAGGTCGTGTCCAGTCCGCTTCGATATCGGATCATTACCGTTGCCGCTTGTTTTGCGCCGGCCATGTCAGCCGTCCAGACTTCCGATCCATGAGCATTGACCCATTTTGCCAAAACCGTCGCTATGGTTGTCCAGGTAGGCGTTTGAAACCCGCCTGCATTGGAAGACGCCGACCGACTTTTTAGGGTAATTAGAGTACGTAATTCACCTGGGTTGCTGACTTTGCCGTTTAGGATCATTGGTCCCCCAGGGGAATAAAATGCACACGGTACCAGTTATCCGATAAGTCATCGGTCGATTCTTGTTGGATCTGGCCCTGGACTGTGATCACGCTCTCAAAATCAGCAGATTGGTCACCCGTAACACCGCTCACACCGGCCAGCGTATCAACTTTGTCGCCCAAAAAAGCCAATGGGAGATCAATCGGACCAGCCCCTGAGCGCCCCTGGAACTCGCAATAATTGAGAGCCAGGGCCTGCAGCTGTGCTAAAGCAAAAGTCAGTCCGAAACCAATCGAATTTATTCCGCCGATCATACCGGGGTCTTCGTACCAGGGAACCAAAAGCATCCTGGCGGCCGCTTTGGCCGTCTCTGTGATTGGCGAATCGTTCTGCCAATCGTGACCGGTCGCCTCCTGGAGAGTGGCGTCGATCTGTGGGAGCAGCTGAAGCATTCTGGCGTCAGTTGCATCACATCTTAGGACGATAGCTGCCTCAGCAGCCGACAGGATGTTAGTCATGGATCACCTCTTATCCCAATAACAGGGCAATCGCTTCTGGTTTCACAGCTTTTACACCCCAGGCCAAACCGACCTCGAATGCCACCCGGCGGTATTGCCGGTACATGGCGACTTGGAATGACAACCCGGTTTGAGGATCGGTCACAACGGTCACGTCATCAGCGGCATCGCCGCCTTCAGGCATTTCCGGTGTGCGTGTCATCAGAGCGATGGCCTCACGTGCAAAAGCCATATTGGCAGCATATCCGTCCCCAATGGAGAGATTGTCGTCATTCACCCATGCTTTCTGTAGTCCGGGGTTCTGCAGGACAATGTCCAAATCTGTAGCGCCGGTTGCGCCGGTGCCGCCGGTCTTGACCACGTACTTGCTCGTGTCACGGCCGGTCTTGACGTTTGTCAGGATATCGCCAGTCAGGATCGTCCCGATGCCGGTATCGACGTGAATGGCGGTTTTTCCAGCTTCATAGCCAGCGGTCAGGTCAACCTTGAACCCGGTTCCGGTACCTTTGGTGTGAGTTTTTGATTGCGCACTCTCGCGGATCTTAAAACCCAGGATATCCAGCAGGACTCCCCGCCGGACGAGATCCTCAGCACCGGCCTCGTTGACTTTCGTGAGCTGTGTCAGGGTGCGCAGGTTTGCACCGGCAGCGGTATCAAGAACAAGCTGAAGATCACTTGTTCGGAGCGCCGTTATCCTTTAGGATTTTCAGCACTTGGGCAGCTTCCGCAAGATTGGTTCCGAATGGTGTTACCCCAGCCGTCCCGTATGCACGGGAGGCATAGATATAAAGGGCAGCCAGGTCAGCCTCCGCCTCGTTGACCAGTGTGCGCATTGCCTGAGCAAACTGATTCGTGAGGATTTGGTCGTACATTGCGCCCAATTTTGCTTGATCATTCCCGCTCCAGTGGAATGTCACCCCTTTTGACTTGCTGATGGTCATCGTGTCTGGGGCGATGGTCTGAGCGTCAGGATCCGGCCCTGTTGCGGCTGGAGCGATATCGTCCGAATCCTGTGCCGGGACAACAGGCCAGCTGATGGTCTGTCCTACGGCAGCTTGCTCTCCGCTGAAATCGCTCATGACGGCCGGGATAAAACCGGTCAGTTCACGCAAAACGATATCCAGGGATTTATAAATGGTTGGGATTAATCCCGTAAGTGTGTTAGCAGCCATTGCTAAACTCCTTCTTTCCGAGGACCTTAGTCCTCAACCTTTCCACCGGAGTGGATGAAATTGGCACGATCAACCGCGGACAACTTGTCGTAGTCCACACGTTTGATCACCGACGGCTGTTTATCCTCTTCGGGATCAGCGTCGGTTTCGGAAACAGGGATGAAGTTTTTCAACACATCATTCGGACGTGTGGCGTTCTGCATTTTCTCGTAAAACGCTTTTGCATCATCCAGCTTGGTTTGTGCCTCATCCAGCGCGGGGCGCATCTCAAGCGCTTTCTTCTTCCCTTCGTCGGTACCGTCACGGAACAGGGTATCGATTTCAGCGGCTATCCGCTGAACCTCTGCCTCGGCCGATACGGCTTCGTCATAGTAAGGTTTCAAATCCATCGTTAGCTCCTATCTAAGATTTGGTTGACTCGTTCGCAGAGGATTTGCGCCTCGCGTTTCATGTCATCAGTCAGTAGAGGCTCGCTGGAAACCGCTTCCTCCTGGACATCACCAAGTTGAATTGCCTGCAACAGTGCAGGCGGTACATGTGAGAAGTTTTGAACGGCGTTCACAACCGCCGCATTCTCCGGAATTTCAATCGTTTTCTTTTCGTCTTTGATGATCTCGTCCACAAAACCAAGATCGAACGCCTTGTTTGCGTTCATCCACGTTTCTTCGGTCATCAAATTGCTGATTCGTGTGCGTGACAGACCTGTTTTGGTTTCATAAGCATTGACAATGCCCTCTTTGATTTCTTTCAGCCCGTCCACAAGCCGGGTCATATCCTCTATGTTCAAATAGGTCAAAAAGAATGCATAGGCCGGGTCGTGGATCATAAAATAACCCACATCCTGGATTCGCACTACATCACCCGCCATTGCGACCATTGTCGCCGCGCTGGCTGCTACACCGTCAATCTGCACAGTCACTTTGCCCGGATAGTCCCTCAGTAAAATGTTGATCATGCTGGCAGCGATCACGTCGCCGCCATAAGAATTGATCCGGACCGTGATCGGCCCGCCCTTTCCAACATCATAAAGATCCTTCTGGAACATGCCTGGGGTGATGTCATCCTCGAACCAGGAATATTCGGAGATGTAACCGTAAAGCTCAATCTCCGGGTCCTTGTCGTCAACCGCATTGCGTACCGCCCAAAATGGTTCGTGCGGCTTGGCGCTGCCCTCAAAACATCGGATCGGCTCACGCTTGCTCATTGGTCCCTCCTTCAATCGGGGTGATATTAGCCTGCATATAATGTTTGTCTCCGCCCGGATAAGCGCTTACATCATCTTTTTCACGCGCTTCATTGGGCGACATCTGCCCGCTCCGGATCCGAATTTCATTGGTTTCTGCTCGACTCTTACTATCCATTCGCAACAGCGAATCTCGAATGAACTTGAAATAGGTATCACTCTGCTCTTGTTGTGAAAGCCAGCGGATCCTTGCGGCTTCTTCCCAGGGAACCAGGTAGGCATCCAGCGTTCCCTGTAAATACTCGATATACTTCTGTTCGTTCGAGTTGTACGATTCCTTGCCCCGGTTCAGCATGTGCTCAGGCAGCCCGAAGAAGTTGGCGATATCCTTATCGGTCGCCTCAATCGATTCCAGGAACTGAGCATCTTTGAGCTGGATGTTGATCGGCTCGAACTTCGTTATGGTGTTATCAAACACAGCCAGACCATAGGCTTCATTTGATCCGCCTAACTTTTCGTTGTATTCACCTCTCAACTTGTCTCTTGCATCTTTACTGAGTGTCCCAGTTGTCTGTATATAAGCTGCCGGCATAAATCCTTGTGAGTACAACTTCGATTGCGTCTTCCGCGCCGCCAGCTCCCGCCCTAAAGTTTCCCTGGCGAATGAGATCACGCCTCTTCCCATGAACCCGGTGTCATCCGGATTGATCAACAGCTGTAGAATCTCAACGGCGGGGATATAAGAGGTCTTCCCGTTGCTGAAACTGTGTCGATACCAAAGATTTCCATCCATATCAAAAACCGGGTAGGTCCGGTTAGCAGGCAGGATAAGCATCTGCCTGGGTGAGGTGGCTGGGGTCCACATATAGGCGTTCCCATACCACAACAGCCAGTCAATCACTGATTTTTTGAATTGGAACGGCGTCCAGCCCCACATATTGGGACTGACTTGCAGCAGGTAAGCCATATTTCGGGTGATCGGGTTTGGGTTGATCTGCTCGATTTTGGTTCCGTTCCGTCGGATCATCTGAAACGGCATCTTGGCCACATCGTCGCTGATGATATTTGCCGCCCGGTAAGCAGTCGCAACACATTTTGACGATGCCACACTCACCCGTTCACCGGATTCTGTTTGATAGCCAAAAGACGGTGCATAATCCGGTCGGGGGCTTTCCGGAGATTCTGTTATTTGCTTATTCGAGCTCAAAAACTTACTTAGTAGGCTCATGTGCCCTCACACTTCCGATAACAAAAGCTATTCCCATTAGTAATATTCCAGCCGCAACCCAGGCCACAGTTGGATTCCACAACGAAAGACCATAAACAATGGCTGCGCATCCACCCCACATTAGGAAAGTCTCAATATGTTTTCCAAAGTAATTCAGTAGCTTTTTCATGGCTGAAACGCTCCAAAAATACTGGCCAACGGTCCAGACATCACCTTCACCCGCTCCACATGGGGTAATAACTTCAGTCCTTCCTCGATCCAAGGCCGTAAATGCGCCTCCAGAGGATAATGCGCAGGACCTACGTCCCGCTGAAACTCATGGCAGTAAACCTCGGCACCCTGGTAGCAATCCATCCCGCACAGGATCACGGGATTACACCCCATCCACAGCGCAAACCACGCCGCCGTGTTTGAGCTATAGAATCCTGACCAATGTTCAACATCGAATTCGATATCCGATGTTGGCCCATACGGACTTACCCGGATTGCCTCGGTTGCCTCAACCTCAGCCCGCAGAATATCATCCGCCTCCAGGTGGTCGTTATAGACCATGAAATCTGGATGCTTGCCGCTCCACAGGTGATAGTGAAAATTGACGGCGATCAGCAGGCAGCCCTTCGGCAGTTTATCCATATCATTTGGCAGGCTTGGCCCGCCGCCTAAAATGGCAGCCGGTCGCCCTTTGAACTTATCTTTGTAGGAGGACATCAACTCAGCCATCACATCCCCCAATCGTCACTCAGGATCATCGCTGAAAGGTCCACATTGCCCTTATAGAATTGGGCTCTGGCAGCAGCATTCACCAAGGCTGTCATCAAGTCGATCCGTTTCGTCCGGTCCACGCTTCGGCCTTTATGTTCTTTGACCAATTTGATCTCGGCATTTCCGTTCTTCGAGATACTGGCATTGCCAAAACACCACCGGGCAACGAGGTTATTCTCATGCGTGATCCCGGCCTGCAGCATTTGGTAAGCCTGCTCCCCGAGTTGCTCTTTGACCTCTTTCTCCAGGTCATCCTCTCCCTGTCCCTGGGTATCTTCCGCATTGGGGGATTCGTCATTTTCTTGGTTTGCGGCTTTCTTAAAAAGCAATTCGACCAGGTTCATCGGACCGGTCATCACCTTGAAGGTTTGGGGAATGTCTACACAGGTCATTTGCGCTTGCTCAAGCCGCTGAAGCAGCATTGCCGCAAACGCCCTGTCGCTCGGTACCTCGATCACGTTGTAAAACTTCTTGATCTCCAGGATCGTCTTCTCGACCTCTGTGTAATCCACTACGTTGCCTTTGGTGACCGTCAGGTGCCCCATCTCCGCCCATTTGTCGTATGGAACGTGATCCTGCTTGACCCGCTCAGCAAGAATATCTTCAGGAAGCCAGCAATGCCAGAAGCACCGCCAATCCAACTGCTCTTTTTGGGGCGGGAAAAGCGCACAAATCGCCGTCAGGTCCGTCGTTGCAGACAGGTCCATCCCCAGGTAACAATCTTTCCCCAGCAGATCTGCCCTGCTCCAATTTCCAACGGTCGCGTCAAATAGGTCCAGTGGCAGCCAGGTTGTCAGTTTATACGTCAGCCATTGATTGAGGTGTAACCATCGGAACAGCCGTTCGTCTGCTGGGCTCTGCTTGGCTCTTTCAGCATCAGCTCGCATGGCGTCTATGGATTTCACTGGACCCAGGCTTGGATTAGCTCTGTACCAGTTCTCTTCGTTATAAATGTCATCCCCATCATAGTTAAAGATCATCACATACCAGGTCGGATCGTCATCTTCTGCAGGTCCGGTACCATTTCTGGAAGCAAGTATTCGCTCCGCCTTTTCGTGTATTTCCCAACCGATAGACACCCGGTCAGGATCATCTCCCGCTGTCGTAATGATCCACCAGATCGGTTGCCTCCGGGTAGCTCCTGCACCAAAGGTCATCACGTCCCATAAATCCCGGTTGGGTTGGGCGTGCAGCTCATCAAAACCAACAGCACTTGGTTTGAAGCCATGCTTTGTGAACGCCTCAGAGCTTAAAACCTCATAAACTGAGCCTGATTTTTTGTCAACAATTTTCTTTTGAGAATCGACTTTCCTTGAGCGTTTGTTAAGAGATGGAACCAAATCAACCATATTCTTGGCAACGTTGTAGACAATTGATGCTTGTTTTCGATCTGCGGCACAACCATAAATCTCCCCATGATACTCACCGTCAGCAAAGGTGTGATAGAGCATGGCTCCGGCGACTAATTCGGACTTCCCATTCTTCTTGGGAAGCTCAAGATAAACAAATTGATATTGCCGAGTCCCATCTTCCTTCAAGGTCCCATACACATCGCGAATGGCCTGTTTTTCCCAGGGAAGCAGATCAAATGGTTGGTTATAAAATTGCCCGTCCGTGTGCTTCAGCATCTCAAAAAACCGGACAGCACGGTCGGCGTGGGCTTCGCTAAACATCGCAAGCTCTCCGATCAATACAATCAACAATATGAGAAGTGCCGACAATCTCTTTTTCATTTATCATTTCCGGTCAAAATTTCTTTTGCTTCATCAACCAGTCTCTGATCAAGCAGCTTCTCCATTTCATCAGGATCCTCTTCCGGGGGCAATTTCAAAGGCTTTGCTCCTGCTCTTGATCTTGGTGTCATATACAGTGACTTTTGCAAATCGAAAATAAATTTACGTTTCTGATCAGATCTTGCGTCCAACTTCACAACAGTATCGAAAGCGCCCGACACCAATATCGCCAGTTCTTCCGTCAGATCAGAGTCCTCTCCGTTCACTTTGCATGATTTGTCAAAAGCCTTTGTATGATGCATCCAGAGCGAGTAGGCTTTTTTTCGCATTTGTGTCAGTTCATCAAGCTGCTGGAGCGCCATGCAGTAACTGACGAGCATATCTCGGTCGAGACTGGAAACGTAACTATCTTCAATGGCTTCAAACTCTCGCGTTAACCTGCGCCAAACCTTCGAGGCGACCGGATAACCTTTGAGTTCCGTTGGTGGTGTCCTTGGCAGCTCGAACCCATTATCGAACGCAGCCTCCCGGTCTGCCCGGTACTGCAGTTGATCTTTGGTCTCGTGTCGCTGGATCAGTCCTTTCGGTTTTCTCGCTGGCATAACTCTCCGGTTTTTGTCAATGGGCGGGATTTTTCACATTGGGAATATTTTTCACGCCGATG